TTTTTTTCAATACATGCCTTCTGTGTATCTTACCTCCAACGAAAGCATTATAATATTCATCGGGTTTCAACAAAACATCATTTATCATTTGTTCACGTAATTCATAGTATGAACACTCCCCTTTTGAAAAACACAGTCTCAGGATGCGTCTATGGAACCTCTCGCCCCCTTCTAGGAGTAATTTTACCTCTGCCGACGAACCATAGTAATCTCTCCAGTCAGATTGAACTCTGGTCTTTATTTTTCTTTTGCGTTTACTGTTCTTGGGTAATGTCTTGGGTTTCCAGAAGAACTTCTTTCCGATGTACTTCTTGCCCGTTGATTCTTCTGTTACGACGTAGACGAACCCTTGAAAAGGTTCAAGGAATTCGTCCGTCGGGGAAAACTCTTTATCTTCATACATCCATGTCATAGAAGTATATAGTATTTATTTATTCCATCTCCGTCCCACACATGGGGCAGAAAAAAGGTTGTTCGTCAGAGTTCAATACTCTAACTTCAGACTTAGTTTCACAGACGAAACAATCCATATGAAAGGTTTCGTCCTCGTCGTTCATTATGCCGCGTCCTCGACATCCCAACCCCAGTCACCTTCCATACCATTTACGGAATATTCGGTAACTCGTTTCTCAAAGAAGTTGTCATGCGACGCACCATTCAGTACCCAATCTAACCAAGGTAACGGATTGTCTTTTACTTTGAAGTTTGGTTTCATACCAAGTTGTAGTAATCTACGGTCAGCAATATGTCTTATGTATTGTTTTACATCAGTCTCTGTAAGACCTTCCATCTCTAATCCGTTGAACGCAAGTTTGATAAACCTATCTTCTAACTTCACGACATCCTTTGCCATTTGATATATCTTGGACTTCAATTCATCGTTTACGATACGAGGATGTTCTTGACAAAACTCTCGGAATAACTTTGCGTTACCCTGAACGTGAAGTGTCTCATCTCGGATAGACCATTCTACAATCGTGCCCATTCCCTTCATCTTACCATAGCGTTGGAAGTTCAGTAGCATTACGAATGACGCAAACACAGAGAGTCCTTCGTTGAATACAGATTGCGCAAGAGAGAGTGCTAACCCAGTATGAGAGTTTATGTCACCCTGTTTCATAAAGTCAATCTTATCTGACATCTCGGTATACTCAAGGAACTTATGAAAGTCCTCATCAGGCAATCCTAGTGTATCATTCAATAATGCGTATGCGCGTTGATGTACTCCTTCACGATTTGCGAATGAGGATAACATATTACGTGCTTCATTATTTCTAAACTTGGGTATGAGTAACTCGTGATAGTTCTCACCTACCTGTACGTCACTCTGTGTGAATAGACGTAGTACCTGTGTGATGAAGTCTTTCTCTGCGTCGTTTAGTTTGGTCTTCCAATCCATTACGTCTTCAGAGAGTTCTGCCTCGTCTTCTACCCAATGGATTTCTTCATGTTTCTTGGTGAGTTCTACTGCCCACGGATACTTGAATGGTTTATAAGTTTTTGAAAATTCTAATAAGGACATGTGTCACCTTTCTTTGTTTGTTTATCTAACCTTCACAAGCACGACATTCTCCGTCGTCACTCTCAAAGGGTTTCTCTAACCAAATCATAAAGTCATCATACCCACCGATATAGTCTCCTTGGATATATATCTGTGGTACAGTTTTGACGTCACGACCTGTTACTTCTCTGGCAGTCTTACCTACCTCTTGTAAATCAACATAGTCATAAGGTATACCGCGCAACTTCATCTCCTCTTTTGCGAGTTGACAATATGGGCAGTTTCTCTTACCATAGACTACATTTCTTTTATCACCCTCAAGGGCAACTCTTTCTACTTTCTCCGATACATTCTCAGCACGTTGTTTTGCTTCTGTTCGTAGATAGTATAATCCTTTCAGACCTTTCTTCCACGCGGATAGATGAACCTTATTTACATAAGACTTGTCTGCCCCTGATGGGAAAAATAGATTGACCGATTGACCTTGACATATAAACTCTTGTCTTTCTGCGGCATGTTTTACTACCCACATTTGGTCTAACTCTTGTGCGGTCTTGAATACTGACTTCTCTCCTTCCGTAAAGAAAGGTAGATGTTGTACTGAACCTTTGTTTGTAATAATAGAAGTCCAGTTTGAATCGTTATTCTCACCCTTCTCATCAAGGAGTTGTGTAAGATACTTATTCTTTACGAGAAAGGAACCTGCCCGTGTACGATGCGTATATGCGTTTGCCTTTAGAGGTTCTATAGAAGGACTTGTACTGAGAATAATACCAGAGGACGCATTAGGAGCAATCGCAAGTAAGTGAGAGTTTCTCTTACCACTACCGATACCATCAGGATACTCACCGCGTTCTTCCGCAAGTAACTCTGTTTCTGCGTGTGCTTCTCTATTGATATGTTCAAACACAGTCGTATTGATATCTCTTGCCGCTTCACTCTCCCACGCAACTCCGTGTTTCTGTAAGAGACTATGGAAACCCATCGCACCAAGACCAATAGACCTTTCGCGTTGAGCACTATACTTCGCACGAGTAATAGTATCGGGTGCTTTCTCTATAAAGTATTCCAATACATTATCAAGCATTCTTACGAGGTCACGAATGATAGGTGTATCTTTCCACTCATCATAATACTCTAGATTGAGAGAACTCAAACAACACACCGCAGTTCTATCGGCACTCGTAGGTAGATGTATCTCATTACAAAGGTTCGAACCATTTATCTTGAGACCTAAATCCTTGAGGGGTTGTGGTAGAGTTGCGTTGGCAGTATCAATAAAGTTTAGATAAGGTTCCCCTGTTCTAAATCTTGTCTCCAGTATTCTTTCCCAGAGTTTACGAGCATCTACAGTTTCTTTTACTGAGTTGTCTTTGGGGTCTCGTAGGTCAAAGTCTGTACCTTCTACTACCGCAGTCATAAACTCATCAGAGATATTAATTGCGTTGTGTAGGTTCAATGCCTTACGTTGTACGTCTCCAGTAGGAATACGCATATTCAAAAACTCAAGTATGTCGGGATGAGAGATATCCATATATGCCGCATAGGAACCCTTACGAGTTTTACCCTGTCGGTATGCAATCATATCTGCGTCTACGGTATGAAGAAACGGCATTGGCCCAGGCGCAATGTCAGATACTGTTCTTACATCAGACCAATGACCACCGACACCTCCACCATAAACAGATAACCATCTGAGTTCTGAAGTGTGACCAATAAGTCCTTCTAATGTATCGGGTACATAGGTAAGGAAACAAGAGATAGGCATCCCCTTACTCTTACCAGTTCCGTTAGGTGCATTAGACAATACTGGAGATGCAAACATGAACCACTTCTGTGACACATAATTATAAAGACGTTGTGCGAGTTCGTCATCTATCTCGTCTCGGTATTTACTCCATGCCTCTGATGCCCTTTTGAATCCGTCTTGGGGACTTTTCTCATTACCTCTAAGGTAGAAATCTTTCAACATCCCTACCGCATAATCCGCTAATAGTTTATCTTTCTTGCGGTCAATCTTCACTGTCATTTCATCTCCATAGGACACATATTTATTTTTCGGGGGTAGTAGTACTTATACTTTTCCACATCTTCAGAACCACCATTATACCATAATAATGGAGAAAAGTCAAACTTTATTTTTATTTATTTTGTTTTACCGCGACTCTTGTCTATTGCACGAGAACCAAACCAGAATGATATGATAGCGGCAAAGATTGCCTTTGTATCATCATCCCACAGGATACCCAGTGAGTCTTGGATAGAGGAACCTTGATTGACTGCCTCCAACAATAACGTAACTTCGATTGCGCAGAACAACCCAAAGAATGCATACGTTATGACAGGTCGTACTGACTTCTGCAATCCTGCAATAAGTCCTACACCCTGATTGATTGATATGTCATGTTCTATCAATCTCTTATGTTCGTTGTCCGCTGCTTGCGTCTCGAACATTTTCATTTCATGGTCAAATCCAGCGGCACGTAGTTCCGCCATCTTTTCCATTTTCTTTAGTTCAAATTTATT